TCATAAATCCTTTAATTTAATTAAGTTAGTAAATACCTAAACTACGATACTGACTTTTTTCCTTTGCGGCAACCCTAAGCCAGTTAAATACAAAAACGCACCAGCAGCAGAGTCGACTTGGTCATCATGGTCACATGCTTCAGGGAAAGATGCTAATTCGTCCATCCATTCAGACAACCAAGAACCTCTAACAACTCTTACGTTGCCATTAGCTACCGCGGCAGCAAATGGTCTAGCCCTAGTGATTTTATCTCCAGTTGAACGTATTGCGGAAAAATCAGACCCAGGCAATACATACCGTGCAAATTGGTCCACCAATGCTTTACCTGAAGAGCCTGGTTCTTGCTCCATACGAATTGGCACATTAAGACCGTCTTCATAGGCTGTTTGTGCTATGAATTGTTCAACTTTTTCATGCTTTAATCTTGCTCGTTTAACATCTAAAACATAAGCAACACCCTGGTCAAACAACATGAGTGTTCCTACGGTCCAGTCAGGGTTGGGGGTTTTATCCGAAGGCTCGGTCGCTGCTAAGTCCCAAAACCTAACAACTTTTGCCGAAGACGTGATTGGTGGTAATTCATTATTATCAATAATAACAATGGATGTTCTTTCAAACATTGTCCCTAAAGTCGTCGACCACCAGTCACCTTCTTCAAGCCTCCGTCTCTCAACTGGGTCAAGCGCAGAAAGCGACTGTCTATAGGAAATTGCGTCAATTCCAGGGTTATCTGTAAGTTTTGAAGGAACAAATACTCTTTGTTTCTCTTTGCCCTCAACAATAAATCTTTGTCTAACCCAATTAGGGGCTGGGTTGGACGCGCACCTCATTCTTAATGGGACTTCTGCCAACGGGCCTGATGCTGGACGACGCAAACGAGAAAACAAATATCTGTAATCCGATTCTCGGATTTCAGTAACTTCGTCCATACCTATAAATTGAAACTCGGAACCTTTGTATCTAAGGTAGTCACCAGCATTGTTTAGATAACCAAAAGAAACTCTGGCCCCAGACGGGAAAGTTGCTATAAAACTATTGGCATTCCAATGAACTTCTTCGTATCCAGACATCCATGTCCTAAATCTGTCCATTAAGGCCCCAGGCAGGGAAAGGTCAGCAAAAGTACGACGTAGAAGAAGAGCCGAATAACCAGGTACGTCAACGTACTGTAGGGCCGCCATAAGCAATGCGGATGATTTACCTCCACCAGCAGCACCACCAAATAACGCCTCAATCGAATAGGTTCTTAAAAAAACTTTTTGATTTACGGATGGCGTTTCTGGGCAAAATAATGGCTTTTTGGGCTCCAGATACTCTAAAACTTTATTCCAGTCATTCACGATTTATCTCCAATGAGTTCTATCAGTATGTCATACTTATGCGCTAGGTTGGTGAGAATGAAGAAAACACTGTTTTTTCTAAAATCAAAATTGAACCGCACTACCTCCGCGAATTTACTAATGCTTTCATTTATACTGTTTAGTGCAGTTGGAGGATTTCTTATAGCACCGCCAATTGGCTTCCTGGTGGCAGGCATATCGTGTGGCATATTCGGTTTTATTTTGGGCGCTGATTAAACGTGGCATGGAATTCAGCAAATAACAAATCTGCCAAAGGCGCATTTTCGTTTAAAACCATAGGTCCTGGCGCCCCAGTTGCTCAAAATCCCGCTTTTGTCGGGAAGCCATATCGAGACATGTGGGATGTCGAAAGGGCATACAGGGAAGGTTTTCAAAAAGTTACCTGGGTAACAAGATGTATTGATGCAATTGCTGGGAACCAAGCACGACTTCCAATTATTTTGCGAAAAGAAAATTCACGTGACGGAGAAATAATTACTGGCAAACGAGCTTTTAATAATCCTTTAATTGACATTTTAAATACAAAAGCAAACATGGGAGAAAATGCTTTCATATTTAGATATCGTTTATCGTCGCAGCTACTAATGAGCTCGCGCGGAGCATTTATTGAAAAAGTAAAAGGCCGCGATGGTGGAGTTATTGCATTAAATCTTTTGCCACCACAACATACCGCTCCAATTCCACATCCAAAAACTTTCATTTCTGGCTACGAAGTAGCAATGCCCACTGGTGAAAAAATTATTCTTAAACCAGAAGATGTTTTATGGATTCGTCGCCCTCACCCGCTTGACCCATATTTGTCTTTGACCCCAATGGAGTCTGCTGGTATTGCAATTGAAATTGAAAACTTAGCAAAAGTTTATAATAGAAATTATTTGCTAAATGACGGTCGTCCTGGTGGAATTCTTGTAGTCAAGGGAGAAATTGATGAAGACGACAAAGATGAATTACGTAATAGATTTAGGGGTAATTTAACACGCGCGGGGGCAACAACAGTTATTGCGGCCGATGACGGAGTTGATTTTGTAGACACTTCTTCAAACCCTAGAGATGCGTCTTATGTACAAATGAGACAAATACAAAAAGAAGAAATTTTGGCTGCTTTTGGTGTCCCCGAATCCGTGATAGGTAACGCATCAGGGAGAACTTTTTCTAACGCCGCTGAAGAACATAGAGTTTTTTGGAATGAAACAATGCTCCCTCACCTAGACCTTCTCGCAAGAGCGTTGGATGAATTAGATGATGTTAATTATGTGGATTTCGATACAAGCAATGTTCCTATTTTGATTCTCTACAAACAAGAGCGTTCACGATATTTCATGGATGAATTTAATGTTGGTTTGTTGAGTACTAATGAGTACCGAACTGCAACTGGAAGAAAAACAGTAAAGAGTGATTTAGCAGATTCACTTTTGATGAATCCAAACTTAACTCCTATAGCCAACACCGAAAAAGAAATGGAACAGCCACAAGCTGCAGTTCCTGGTATGCCTGGGGCTCCAGGAATGCCTGGTATGCCTGGAGCTGCGCCAGAAATGCCAATGGCGCCAGATGGAACAATGCCAAGTCCTCTAGCGGTACAAGATGGGTCTACTCCACAACCAGACACCATGTCTGGTGCTTTAGCAGCAGAAGCAGCAGCACCACAAAATACAGTCGCTCCCGCACCAGAAGGGCAGCTTTCGGCTAATTCGTTTGGGGAAATCGAAACAAAAAGCGAAAATCTTGCTTTGCAAAGATGGACAGAAATTTTAAATAGAAGCCTTGAAAGAACAATTGAACGTCAACAACGTGTTGTTATGGAAAAAGCAACTGGTGTTAAGGCTAAAAAATCAATATCTACTGGGAATCTTGATGTTTCGACTATTTTTGTAACTGAAATTTGGAACAAACAAATGGATGAAGATATCAAGCCAATTTTGTCAACAATCATCCAAGAATCAAACAAAACATCCCTGTCAAACAAAAGCCTTCAAAAAGAAGATGTTGAGGCATATCTTGATTCGCAAATGAACAGAATTAAGCAAATAAATGACGAAACTTATTCAATGTTGAATAAAGCATATTTGGATTGCCTGCCAGTCATTGATGGTGAAAATAGAAATATTGTTTTTAGAGCTGATTGTGTTTCTACTTTTTCAAATTTGTTAGGCAGTGAAATTTATGAATTAGCAGAACAAGAAGCCCGAAGGGCTTGGCAATTCGGCAATTAATTTAAGTAAATTATTTCTTTTTACTGAAATTAAGTTAAATACCTTCTGTCCTGTAGGGCGTTTATCAATTATTATTTAGGTACTTCGCAACAAGCAGGTTGAATGAACTCAGAAATTAAATTTAAAGCCAATACTGGTCAAATCAATATTGATGAGGCGCAAGGCATTGTCGAGTGCTTTGTTGCTGGAATTGGTAACAAAGACAGCGTTGGCGACATTGTTGTTTCTGGCGCCTTTACAAAAAGCTTAACCCGTCGCAAACCGCGTGTTGTTTGGGGTCACAATTGGAATGACCCAATTGGTAAAGTTTTAGAAATTTACGAAGTCCCACCTAACGACCCAAGACTGCCCGCAAAAATGAAAGCTGCTGGAATTGGTGGCTTGTTTGCAAAAGTACAATTTAATTTGAATTCAGAAAAAGGCAAAGAAGCTTTTGCCAACATAGCATTTTTTGGTGAAGAGCAAGAATGGTCAATCGGCTATAAAACCCTAGATGCTATTTATGACAATGCTCGGCAAGCAAACGTTTTAAGGGAAGTTGAGCTTTACGAAGTTAGCCCAGTTCTGCATGGGGCCAATCAACTAACTGGGACCATCTCGGTAAAAAGCGAAGAAGAAAAAATGCATATGTATGCAACCAGCGGCTCACCAATGCCTGTTGTTGAAAAACCTAAAGGTCCAGTTGACCCATTTGCGCAGGGAGTCGCTCAGCCAGCAGATAGCGACCGTGTTGCGGCTTTGGAAAGAGAATTGACTTCACGTACTGGTGGTCCAATCAAAGTCATGAAAGCTACTGAAAGCTCCGTCATGTTTATGAAGCCTGGTAAGGGAATGTTCAGACTTGGTTATTACTTTGACGGAGAGCAGTGGATGTTTGGAAAACCAGAACAACTTGGTCCATCAATGATGAACCTGGCTCCTAGACCAATGCCCACACCGTCAATTCCCGCTCTTGCTTATTCAACTCCAAGAAGTCCAGAAAATCCAAGCGTTGTTTTTGGAACAGTCATGCCTAAAAATGACGAAAAAACAGCAATGGATGAATTGGATTTTATTCTTGAAGAAATCAATCAAGAAACAAAAGTTGGTCGCGCAATCAATAACCGCACGATGAATAAATTAAAAAACGTTATTGAAACATTGCAAGAAATTGTTGGTTCTGAAGTTGAAACAAAATCAAATTTTATTGTTGAATGTGAACCTAA